AGTGTGATGAGTGAAGAAGATAAATTGTTGTGGGAAGAAATAAGACCCAAGCGTACTGCAACATATTATCAGAGAACGGTAATGGCAGACTTAATGACTAAGTACTACGGAGTAAAGAATAAAGTACCCTGTGCTTGTCCAAGTACGATTAAAGAGATTATAGGACAATTAGATAAATTAAACGAATGACATTAGAAGAAGCAGTAATAGCAGTATTAAATAGTGATGGGTGGGAGCTGAAATTAAAGAAACCACATTTAGCAAGAGGTAAAACCCCTAAAGGTAAAACCTGTCAGATGTTACTCAGAATCAATCGAGATAATGAGGATATTATAATAGGTAAAACAGATTATGAGAGATTGCAATATCGAGGAGGAGAAGTAAAGCTATACTTTTATGCTACACCTAAGTTTAACTATTTGTTTTGGATGAATCAGGTAATTATGGGAGAACCTGTTGAATTAAGAACCGATAGTAATTTATTCTCAGAAACAAAATGGGGTTACTACTTGGAACCTTCACAAGCAGCAATAACAAACAAGAACTAATGAAATGGATTGAATACATACTAATCGGAGGTCTTAGCTTGTTAGTTCTTTATATGAGCTTTATGCTATGGCTACACATATTTTATAACCTAATACTTTAACTATGCCACTACCTACCAAGAAACCAAACGAACAAAGAGATGAGTTTATTGCACGATGTATGCGAGATGATGTTATGACAAAGGAGTATCCGAATAATGCTCAACGATTAGCAATCTGTGCAGTACAATGGAGAAAGTAAGATACGAAGTACCCATAGACGATTACCTATACCGAGAGTTCAATAAAGATAGGAGTATCAATTCTTTCTTTAAAGCATCACGAGTAGGAAAGTGTATGCAGCTCATAGATGAGTACTTTTTAGAAGTAAGAGGTGAGATAACCAAAGATGGGTGGAAAGACTACTACCTATCTAAAATCAACCGAGAGAACCTTGTACAAGCATCTAACTTCATTAAAGAGAAGTATCAGATAGATTTAATCACCGCATCTGAGTATGTATTCCACAGAGTAGTAGGTCAGACTTGGAACGGGTTTTTATCTGAGATAAACTGCATAGATAATCTAAAGGAGTACTTCCCTAATCTTGAGTTTAAGAAAACACCATACGATATAGATGAGGAGTACTGTACCGATTGGGAAGCATACTCTAACGATAAGTTAGTATTCGGTATGCAGATGAAGCCTGAATCGTATCAGTTTATGCGAACACCTTACCAACTAAAGGTAAAGGAGTTTCACGAAGCTCAGGTACAAAAGTATAAGCAAAGATTCGGAGTAGGACACTTCTTTGTGTACCATCATAAAGGAAAGTTTATACATAGCCAACCTCTCATAGATAAGATAAACACTTACCTCTTGATGAATATTAGAGTTAATCTCTAAAAAATTTTATCTCAAATTTGCATATTAACAAATGTTGAATTACATTGCGGTATAATTAAGACAGATATGAGCTATAAAAAATTTGAAAAACCTGTAAATACCGAGATTCAGATACTTGTTGGGTATCAAGAGTTCTCAGATATTTTTATTTTAGGTGAAACTGATAAAGCATATTTGATTGCCTATAATAAGCCTTATAAGAGAGGTGCAGGTATTAGTACTCACAACGAGGTTACTCAATGGATTCCTAAGAGTATTTGGGATGCTGATAAGTATTTCGATAATCATAGTAATGGAGATATTATTTTCAATAAACCTATGTGGTTAAAATAATCAGTTATGCCAAATAAATTTGACAGATTAGAACCTTACAAAGATTTGAAGTACGCAGCTAATATGGAGTACTTACTTGCTATCTTAAAGAAGCAGAAAGAGAATAAACCTTCTGAGGTAGTGGACAAGATGATTAGTGCTTGTTTAGAGATTTTTTTCTATGTGAATAATCTACACACGAACAGAGATGCTTACGAGCATATCATATCGGAGCAGCACTCATCTAAAAGAGCGTATCAGCTAAAGCTACGAGAATTACAAGAAAAATTAGACGACATAGAATTAAACAACAGATTTGAAGATGAAACAAGAGGGAATGACTAAACTATCATCGGGAGTGATTGTAGTTAGAGAATTAGAAAACGGAGTATTAAAGATTAGAGCTTACGACCCTATCGAGTGGCAGTTCAGAAAACTACAATGGTGGTCAATAGCTAAGAAAACTATTAAAAGATTAATCAATGGATAAAGATATTAGACAGGTATTTGACCTATTAAATTCATTAAGAGATGAATACGATAATGAGTATCAAAAAAGATTGAGTTTAGTTGGTACTTTTAAAGATAAATTCAGAATGGAGCAAAACATTCGTGAAAAAAGATTAATAGGCAGAAAAAAGCACAGAATAGAAAAAGCATTAGAACAATTAAGTAGGATATGAATATAACTTTATTAGATGGTTCGGTTTGGGATAAGCAAGAACTATTAGAGAAGATGAATGACGATAGTTTTTACTACGGGTATCTATCGGGTGCTGCACTAAGTTCTTCATCACTTAAACTATTATTAGACTCACCTAAGACTTACTACAATGTAACTAAGTATGGTAACGAGGAGAGCCAAGCACTAAGAGATGGATGGTTATTCCACACCGCAATCTTAGAACCTGAAGTATTCTCATCTCAGATATTTGTAGATGTACAGAGCAAGAATACGAAAGCATATAAAGAAGCAGTAGCAGAACACGGAAAGGTATTTACCTCAGCAGAGAGAAGTGCAGCAGAGCGAATGGCTGATGCGTTCCTAAGAAACACTAAAGCGGTAGAGCTGATTAGAGATTGTGAGTTCGAAGTACCTGTGATTGGTGATGTATTAGGCTTCCCGTTCAGAGGTAAAGCTGATGTACTTGGCAAGAGTCGAATCGTAGATTTAAAAAGTACAAGCGACATCAAAGCATTCCCTTACTCAGCTAAGAAGTACTCATACGATGTACAATGCTTCCTGTACTCTCATTTATTCGGAATTGATTATAAAGACTTCGTTTTTCTTGTATTAGACAAAAAGAGTTTAGATATTGCGATATATCATTGCTCTGAGGAGTTCTACCATTCAGGAGAACAGAAAGTAGAGAAAGCATTAGAGGTGTACGATACTTACTTCTTACAAGCTGCTGACTTAGACCAATATTATTTAGAAGGAATATTATGATAGACAATGTAGTAGAAAAGGTAATTAAGCTATTTAGGAAGCGTTCTAAGAGAGGTATTGAGAAATACGGAGTAACATTAGAACAAAACGAATTAAGTAATGTAGAATGGCTACAACATCTCCAAGAGGAGTTGATGGATGCAGCTTTATATGTAGAACGAATTAAACAAGCGATAGATGAAAGTAGAGAGATTAATACAAGAGATTAAAAAGGAATCAGGAATTGATTTATTTAGAAACACACGAAAAAGAGAATACACAGAAACAAGAGCATTATTTAGTTACTTCCTAAGAAACTACTTCGGATACAAGTTGCACGAGATAGTTGAGATATATAGAAAGAACGGATACACTACCCATCACGCTACTATCTTATATGCGGTTAGAAACTACAAAGATGTGTACTTGCCATTCTCACGCATTCTAAAGGACTTAGATGAGAAGATGTACATGAAGTTCGGTAACCACAATGAAGTGAAGCTACGCACTCTTAAAATGCGAGTAGATAGCATACCTGAAGAAAGATTAGATGAAGCAAAGCGTTTAATAGAAGAACTCATTAACTAAGATGCGAAATAAACAACAAAGAGAAGAGATACTACTAAACCACTATAAGACTTGGAAAGACACTACAAGAAACAAATACCACAAAGAGTATGCGGAGATAATGTACAAAGCAATGCTCGATGGTAACTACAAAGAAGTGTACTCAGCATTAGGAGGAAGTAAGAAGGCACTATACGACCCAAGAAAGAATGTTACCTACCTAACAATGAATCAAGCTGCTGAGGCTTATAAAGTATCTAAGACTACGATGAGTATTAACTATCTGAGATACGGATTAAAAAGAGTAATAATATGAACGAAGTATTACAACTAAGATGCGACTTACAAGAACTCACTCTAATAAGAGAGCTAATGTTCGGAGTACTAACTATGATGCTTATAGAAGCAGTACTACTTGGGATTCTGATTTATAGATTAGGGAAGTAATGGAATACTGTAATTCTTTTGAAAGAGATTTAAGACTCGGACAAGAAACTGAATCCTACTACGCTGAGATATTTAAAGGAAGGGACATCGAAATCAAAGATGACTCTAAACACTCAGCAAGAACAGGTAATGTATTCATAGAGTACGAGTCGAGAGGTAAACCATCAGGAATAGCTAAGACACAAGCAGACCATTGGGCAATAAGAACCTCAGAGGATTCTTTCATTACAATTACAACTAAGAAACTAAAAGAAATAGCACGAAGCTACATAGGAACAGATAGAGATGTAGTAGGAGGCGATAACAACACATCTAAAGGAGTATTAATACCAAGACACAAATTATTATGAGAATAACACTTGAAAACACAATAGACTCAGATGCAGAATTAAAAATACTTGATGAAGTACAAATAGATGAGTATGTAGATATGACATCGGATATATCCTTAGTATCGGATAGTGATTTATATGCCTATGATTTAGAGTGGATTAAGGATATTAAAGATTTTGATACCGCTCGAGATGATGTAAATACTATGATGATGCATCTTGCAATGGGAATTAGGTTAAGAGATTTTATGGATAAAGAATATCCTAACTACAAACCTGTAGTAATAAATGCTGATTTTATAGAGATGGGTATTCATATTACAGGTACTTTAGCTTTATTTTCTGATGGGGGAAGACTTAACTTCTAACAAAATCGCTAACCTTAATCGTTATATAAGTAGAATTATTAATAATCTTTTTTAATTATGGATGGTAGGGTAAATAACGGAGGTCATAAGACCGCAGGAAGAAAACCTAAATCCGATGAGGTAAAACTAATAGAAGCACTTGATAAGCACATAGACCAAGAGGAGGTATTTGATACATTGCACGGTCTTATCAAAGAGGGTAACATTAGAGCGATACAGTTGTATATGAACTACCGACACGGTAAGCCGAAAGAGAATGTTACTTTATCTTCAGATGGGTTTAACATCAACTTCAAGGATTTGCTTAAATTCGAATAGTGATATCTATTCAACAGAAGTACGAGGTATTAAGGGACTCCGATAGTCGCTACTTTATTGTTAGCGGTGGCAGGGCATCGGGTAAGTCCTTTAATATTTCTATTCTTATTCTCTTACTAACATTCGAGAAGGAACATACTATACTCTTCACACGATACACACTCACCTCAGCTTCGATATCTATTATACCTGAGTTCTTAGAGAAGATTGAACTCTTAGGATTAGTAGAACACTTCCACATCACAAAGGATGAGATAGTAAACAAAGTTACGGGTAGCAAGATTATATTCAAAGGAATCAAGACAAGCTCAGGCGACCAAACCGCATCACTAAAGTCTATACAGGGTGTTACTACTTGGGTACTTGAAGAAGCAGAGGAATTAGTAGATGAAAAGAAGTTTGACACAATAGACTTCTCTATCCGTTCTAAGAAACAACAGAACAGAATCATTCTAATCTTAAACCCTACTACAAAGGAGCATTTCATCTATAAGCGATTCTTTGAGGACAGAGGAGTACAAGAAGGGAGCAACATAACGAAAGGAGATACCACTTACATACACTCTACCTACTTAGATAACATCAAACACCTTAACGATTCATTCGTAGCTCAAATAGAGCAGATGAGGTTACGCAGACCTGAGAAGTATAAGCATCAGATATTAGGAGGGTGGTTAGATAAAGCAGAGGGTGTTATATTCTCTAATTGGGAGATAGGAGAGTTCAAGAAAGTAGGCACAAGTGTATTCGGTCAGGATTACGGATTTAGTAACGACCCTACAACGCTCATAGAAACGAATATAGATAAGTCTAACAAACGAAT